ATCGTGTCATCCGATGATTGGCAAATGGCTAACGACATGATCGACCGTTTGGCTACCTGCGGATTGATTGAGTCGCACCTTAGCGGGGACTTCCAGGTTGAGTTCAATGATATGCTCAATGGGGTTCAGGTTAAGGGGTTTCTCGACTGCCTCGGTGATGGATTCATCAGCGACAGCAAGTCCGCCAGGAGCGTGGATAAGTTCAGGTATGCCGTTCGAGACTTCTCATATGACATACAAGCGTACATCTACACGAAGGTTTTTAACATAAAAAACTTCTATTGGGTTGTACAGGAGAAAACTTATCCGTATCTTCCCGCTCTGGTTAAGTGCTCAGAGCAAACACTCTTCACTGGGGAGATGAAGTTTGAAGACGCTGTTCGAAGGATAACTAACTTCCTTGAGCAGGATTATGAACCAACAAAAGATTACCTCGAATATGAAGTATGACAAAGAAACAAGTGAAATCATCGAAGGTATCGTAACGACAGCCTTATTTATTTTAATCTTTATAATCCTCTAATTATGAGTGACCAAAACAAGAAGTACGAGAGCGTACTTATCGGCTGGGCGGATGAGCCCAGCTACAACGAGAATGGCGAGTTAATGGGGTGGAGCTTCCGCCTCAAGGATAACGAGCTAAAGGATGCCATTGACCAGTACACCACGTCGCGTGATGCTAACGGTCAAGGAGGGAATGTTCGATTCCGATTGTTCATGTCCAAGTCGGGTAAGCCCTGCTTGAGCGTGTGGGATCCGAACAGCGATGCGGCACGTGAGCGTCGTAACGCCACGGCTAAGACTCAAGACACTTCCGATATACCGTTCTGATAGAGAGGGGTGTTTTTCATCATGTTGGGGAAGGGGTGTGGGCGAAAGTCCCGCCCCTTTTCTTTCCCCTAAATTTGCATCATGGGTAAACCAATCTATTCGATGACGGCTACAGTAAGCATCATCAAGAACAAAACACCTCACAGGAGAGACGTTTGGATTGTAAGCAAGTACGACAACCCGCTCGACATAATGAGGCATGACGACAAGACAATGAATAGATTACGGCGGGAATTATTTACATCCAAGGCCAAGAATACCACCATCGTAATCGAACGCATTGACTCCAAGAAACAAATAGGAACCACCAGCTATGACTAAAAAACAAAGCGATAAACAGGTGGGTGGCAAGCACTACAAGCACATGAGGATTCAACCCACGGAGTTTATATCCGTTAATGAAATACCATTCATCGAGGGTAATGTAATCAAGTATGTTTGCCGCCACGCGCACAAGAATGGAAGGGAGGATATCCTGAAGGCCATTCACTACCTCAATCTACTAATCGAATACCACTATAATGAAAGTCACGATATTTCAGAATCTCTACAAGAAGGAAGAGAGGGACGCGCACTACATGCAGATATCGGAGGCGCTAAGGCGTATCCAGGAGGGGAAGTCTGCAACAACGATTGAGGCGATAAGGAATGGAGCAAAAGACTTTAAGAAGAACCTACCAGTCGTACTCTTCAGTGGGGAGTTTAAGGGGCGTTATGATGAGGCGCTTGAGCGTCACAGCCAATACATTGTTCTGGACTTCGACCACATTGATGTTGCGGCGTCCAAGGCGCTTCTATCCACGGATCCGTATGTCTATAGCTGTTGGGTTTCTCCTAGTGGTGACGGCCTTAAGGCGCTCGTTAAGGTAACCAACCCTGAGCGACACCGTGACCACTTCCGTGCCTTACGCACATACTTCCACAAGCAGTATGACCTTGAGGTTGATGAGTCTGGAATCAACGAGTCCCGCGCTTGCTTCGAGTCGTATGACCCAGATATTGTAATCAATGATGACTCCAGCACCTTCGGTGCCTTCGCCACAGAGAAGAGTGAATCACAGGTAGCTGTCTCTAAATCAGATAGTTACACTGATTACTTAAAGCTAAATCTAGCCACTAGAATGATCCGTCAGGCCGCTGACGGGGAGAAACACCCCACGTTACTTCGTGCGGCCAGGCTGTGCGGTGGGTACATCTCTGCTGGTAGAATGGAGGAGGATGAGGTGATTCGAATCCTGACCAGAGAAATCATGAAGCGCGACATCGATGATGAGCAGCATGCTGTCAGGACGATCAAGGAGGCAATTGAGAAGGGTAAGCAGGATCCTATACGGGCGACTATTGATGATGAGAGAAAGGCGCAGAGGGAGCTACTGATTAATGATGGGGATATGTCATTCATCTCCTCTGATGATGAGGATTTCAGGTGGATTGATGACTACGCGAATGGAAAAATTCCAGTGGGTTTGGATACTGGAGACCCAGAGCTTGATAAATACTTCAGGTATAAGAAAGAGTTCACCATTGTGAATGGACACAGCAATGTGGGTAAGACCACCATGGCTCTGTACCTCATGGTTAACGCAACCATACGTCACAAGTGGAAGTGGGTTGTGTACTCATCGGAGAACCGAACAGCCTCACTAAAGATGTCCCTGATTCAGTTCGCTATGAACAAGCCAGTTTCCAGCATGAACCACATGGAGAGGAAGCGTGCATACGAGTGGGTTGGTAAGTACTTCACGGTCATTAGCAATAAGCAAGTGTATAGCTACTCCGACATCATTGTGTTCCTTGAGAAGATCATGAAGCAGCAGGATGTTGATGCTGTATTTGTTGATCCCTACAATAGCTTAAAGATTGACATGGGCAATAGCTCCATCGGGGTTCATGATTACCACTACGAAGCTGCCTCCGAATTCCTCACTTTCTCTACAGCAAATAACGTAGCTGTTTGGCTCAACATGCACGCCGTAACAGAAGCTCAGAGGCGTAAGGGTGAGGATGGATTGCCAGTTGCTCCATACGCAGAAGACACCGAGGGTGGTGGCAAATTTGTTAACAGAGCGGATTGCTTCATTACGATTCACAGAAAGGTTCAACACCCAATTCCAGCTGACCGAAAAATCACAGAGCTCCATGTTCGTAAGGTGCGTGATGTGGAGACTGGTGGTGAGCCAACACCACTTGAGGACCCAATTCGCTTCGAAATGAACACATCGAGAACAGCATTTAGGGTCTGGAAGACTCAAGATGAACTGTTTCAATCTGTTGATTTACAGGGTGGTGAGCAGGACCACTTCATGTTTAACTTAAACACTTGATTTTGTAAGAATTATGCTGTAACTTTGCTTTAGTGAAGCGAAAGACAAAGGGGACTCCTAAGCGTAAATCAGCTAAGAAGCGTAATTTGGGTAAGTACAAAAGCGGATTAGAAAAAACCTGCGCTGACCTTCTTGCTGAATCGGGGCTAAGTTTTACCTACGAGACTCATGAATACATGCTCGTGGATAAATTCAGATACCCTGGCGTTTACCTGAAGATGACTGCCAAAGGGAAGGATCTTTCGGATCGAACAGACCGAGTGGTTCTTCCCATTAAATATACCCCAGACTTCGTAGGACCAGACGGAGGATGGATTATTGAAACCAAGGGGTACACCCCATCACATCATGATTTCCCGATGAGATGGAAGCTGTTCCTTAAGCACTTGATCGACTCAGGAGAACCAGTCCCAGCTCTCTTCATCTGTAAAAACAAACACCAGGTGGAGCAGGCGATTGTTAAACTGAAAGAATTAGGTTATGGTAAGAACAGAGTTAAGAAAGGAGGACCTAGGGGTTAGCTACAGGATAGCGACCGTTAGGCTTCACCAGCTAATAACAGACTTTTACGAGGAGCTGTTTGATCGCGCTGGGGATCCCCGCACGGATCCAGGGAACATAGCGAATATGGTTTCTGGGATGCGAATTGCAATTAATCAGGAGCTTGACTTAATCAAGGAGGCTTCTTATGAATACTTTGAAGCTAACCTCGATGATAAGTCAGAGCAGAAGGCGCTATTCGAACTCAACAGGAAGAGTCGCTGAGGTTCGTTTCGCTAGAGCTGCCAGGAGTCTTGGGTTCCAGGTGGTTAAGGGGGACCGAAAGGATGACATTCACATGCACATTGATTACTGGCTGGAGTATGATAATGGAAAAACCTGGGGGGTTGATGTCAAGGGTAATAACCTACCAGATGAGATATGGTGCGAGTTTAAGAATGTAAAGGGGGACCCAGGTTGGATGTATGGAGGAGCCGCCATCATAGCATTTGATATGCCAGAGGAGGGTGGGTTCAGCATCGTAAGCAGGGATGAGCTCAGAAATTACTGTGAGCTAAATGTGAGTGACGTTGTGGTGGATCAGAAGCGAGATGCATACATGAAGAAGTACACCAGAAAGGATAGGGATGACGTCATCACCAAACTAAACCTGAATGACCTCAAGGATTTAGTCTCTTACAGAGTTTGGGAGTACTTCACGGAGTATTGATTTATCAAACCTCTCCTCCCTGTAGAATGGGTCCAGTTCCGCACCCTGGCACAGCATTCCCCAGTTCATCAGCATGATCTGAAAATCAAGAACAGTGAAAAATCCATCACCGTTTATATCCCCCTGCTCCCAATCTAGCTCACCCCAATACTCCATCATCAGGAGTAAATCCATTGACCCAACGGCAAGGTCTCCGTTAACATCTCCAGCACAGTATGGATCATAATGATCGATTAACCCAGGACGCAGGATTGGCAACGCGGCGTGCATACGCTCTATTTGACCAGGAGTGAAGTTTGTCCTGCATGAATCCACGTAGTAATCCATATGGTTATTAGGTGTGTAATTGTACAAACCAGGAGGGCATATCGGATTCTCACAGCTCCAGTTAAGCTTAGTGGGCGGGGTGTCGCACACGAAGTCCCCAGTTTCTAAACAATCCCCAAGGTTCTCACCGCAGAATTCTACATTTCTAAATACGTGGTGCAGGCTAACGTAATGCCCAACCTCATGGATCAGCGTCTTATTCTCCATGCGTGTAGGCATACTTAGCTGATCACCAAAGCGCCCAAACACGTCATGCCTAACCCACACCCCATCCAACTCTGTCGCCTCTGTGTACTGAGTCCA